TGTTGATGAAGGTACAGTTATTGTAAGGGTAGGCTGGAAGTACAGAGAAGATACTAAAACAATCGACGTACCTACTTATGCTTATGAGGCTACTAATGACCCAGAAGCTCTACAATTACTTCAGGGGCTACAGTAAGCTAGGCAGTCTGATTTCGAAGCCTTTGATAATGCGCCTGAAGAACTGAAGCAAGCCTTAGCCATAACAGTAGCGCGAGGTGTCCCTGTTACTCCTGTGCTGTCTGGATACAGGCAAGAAGAAGTTACCGAGGTCATTGCTAATCATCCTACGGCGGATATATGCAGCTTTAAAGATGTTGTGATAGATCCTACGTGCGCTGGGGACTTATCCAAAGCAGGCTTTGTCATTTACAGCTTTGAAACAACTCTGTCTGAGTTAGGAAAAGATGGTATCTATCATAACTTGGATCGCATTAGGGTGTCTGATCATTCCCCATTAGCGGAACCTGATTATATTAACGATAATCAAACTAATTTTAGGTTTAAAGACAAACCACGACAAAAACTGATTGTAAAAGAGTACTGGGGTTTCTGGGATATTCACGGTACTGGCGAAGTACAGCCTATTGTGGCATCTTACGTCGGCGATACCATGATTAGGTTGGAAGAGAACCCTTACCCAGATAAAGGCTTGCCGTTTATTATTGTGCAGTACCTTCCAGTTAAGAAAGCTGTATATGGTGAACCTGATGGAGAGTTATTAGAAGAGAACCAGAAAATCATTGGTGCAGTTACCAGAGGTATGCTTGATGTTATGGGTCGAGGTGCTAATGGACAGACGGGCATAAGGAAGGATGCTTTAGACGCTGTGAACAAGAGAAAATTTATGAAGGGGGACGATTATGAATTTAATTCTAACGTCGATCCTAGACAAGCTTTCCACATGCATACTTACTCAGAGATTCCTCAGTCTGCTGGAACCATACTGCAAATGCAGAATGCTGAAGCTGAATCACTGACAGGCATTAAAGCATTCTCTAATGGTATCAGTGGAGCATCTTTAGGTAATACAGCTACAGGTGTTAGAAGTGCTTTGGATGCGTCTTCTAAGCGTGAATTGGGTATTCTTAGAAGATTAGCTGAGGGCATTACACAAGTAGGTAGAAAGTTCATTAGCATGAATGCAGAATTCCTATCTGAAGAAGAAGTCGTTAGGGTTTCTAATGCTGAATTCGTCCCAATTAGAAGGGATGACCTTGCTGGTAACTTTGATCTGAAGTTAGCTATTAGCACTGCGGAAGAAGATAACCATAAAGCAGAAGAACTTTCTTTTCTGCTGCAAACCACTGCTCAGTCTAGCGATCCTGAAGAGGTTAGAATGATCCGTGCTGAGATTGCTAGGCTACGAAAGATGCCTGCATTAGCTAAACGTATCGAGGAGTTCCAACCGCAAAGAGATCCGTTAGCGGATAAAGAAGCCGAACTTAGGATTCAGCTAAAACAAGCTCAAATACAAACTGAAACGGCTAAAGCGCAAGCCCATTCTGCTAATGCTTTACTGGATCAAGCTAAAGCTGCGACTGAACAAGCTAGAGCAAGACACTATAATAGTGATGCAGACCTTAAAGACTTACGCTTTGTCGAAGATGAAAGTGGAACTACTCAAGAACGTAAGCTTCAGCAGTCAGGTGAACAAGCTAGAAGTAATATGCACTTGGAGATGCTTAAGCATAACTTGAGTAATAAAACGCCTGCTTTTGAATAAGTAATAGATGTAAGAATATACTTACGTTGTAATTCATAGATGTATAGTATAATATTCTCGTCCACTAAGCATAAGTGTTAGCCACTGAGTTTAGCTGTTAGATACATTAACCATCTCAATAACTTCTAAGTAAGTTATGAGGACACAAGAGAGAATAAAAATGTCAGAAATCGAAGAAGTAGAATTGGGTATTGAACAAGCAAGAGCAATGATCGCTAAAGCGACTGCATTGACTGATTTATTTAAGAATAAAGACTTCAAAGCGGTAATCACAGAAGGTTACTTGAAAGAAGAAGCCGTTAGATTGGTGTTATTAAAGGCTGATCCAGCAACATTGAATGCTGAAATGCAGACAAGCATCTCTGAGGGTATTGCGGCTATTGGACACTTTAATCAGTATTTAAAAACAGTACAAGCTCTTGGCAACATGGCAGCTAAGTCTTTACGCGAGTACGAAGAGTTGCACACAGAACTGTTAAGTGAAGGTGTGTAATGGCTGAAGAAACTAATAACAATGCTCAGGATGAAGACATCGATTACTTATCGATGTCAGATGACGAATTAGCTGACTTAGTTGAGCCTAGCGTACTGGCTGAAGAAGATAGTAAAGAAACAGAGACAACGGTTAACATTGAAGAAAAAAAAGAAGAAACAGTTACTACTTCTACTGACGACACAAAAGAAAATGCTGAAGAATCTACTGAAAACGCTACTGGAGCAGAGGAAACAATAGCTACAGAGTCTTTAGAACTAAACTTTGCAGACGAATATAAGAAGTTGACTGCACCTTTTAAAGCCAATGGCAAAGAGATGCAAGTCAAATCTGTTGATGAAGCTAGAACCCTGATGATGATGGGGGCTAACTACAACAAGAAGATGGCTGGACTTAAGCCTTCTCTGCGTATCTTAAAGACGTTAGAGAATAACGGTCTTCTGGATGAAGACAAGTTGAATTACTTAATTGACTTGGATAAGAAAACTCCAAGTGCGATTAACAAACTAATAAAGGACAGTGGGATTAACCCTCTGGACTTGGATGTAGAAGAGGCTACTGACTACAAACCAAATACTTACGCTGCTTCTAATAAAGAGGTGGAACTTGATGCTGTACTTGATGACATCCGTGACACTCCAGCATTTAAAGACACCATCGATATAATTAGCAATAAGTGGGACGATAGCAGTAGAAGGGTTTTAGTAGATAACCCAGCCATCATTAAAGCGATCAATGATCATGTCTCGGCAGGGATATATGACCAAATCACAACTAGGGTGGAAAGGGAGAGAATGCTAGGAAGGCTTAATGGGGTATCCGACATTGAAGCCTATAAACAAATAGGCGATGCGATGCAAGCATCCGGTGAGTTTAGCCCTAAACCGGCTACTCGTAGTGAACAGTCTACCCCAGTACAACAGAAGGCTTCAAACATTGATAAGAAGAAGGCGGCAAGCTCCACTGTTAAGGTTGGTAAAACTACCAAGCCTAATCAAGAGTTTAATCCTTTGGCTTTATCTGACGAAGAATTCGCTAAACTAGCTGAGAGTACTTTCTCTTAGCGCACCCAATCATATTTAGGAATTTATTAAAATGGCTCAAGAATATAATAACCCTGCCGGTGGTACGGCTTCTGACATCGGTAGTCAATTACGCACGGACTTTTATCAAAAGAAAGCACTAATTGAAGCACGCAAACTTCAATTCTTCGGGCAATTAGCGGATGTTACTGCTATGCCTAAAAATATGGGTAAAACCATTAAGCGTTTCCATTACTTACCTATGCTCGACGATGCTAACATCAACGATCAAGGTATTGATGCTGCTGGGGTATCTACTGCGATGGAATCATCCATTACAGTTAAGGGGGCAAACGTCGCTGGTACTGCCGGTTTAGGACTTCCTACCTACTTTGTAGGCAATGGGGCCGATGCTGCTACTGCGTTGACGGCAGCTAAATTGAAAGTAATACAGTGGGTTATCAAAGCCAAGACTGCTGGTGGTTTAGGCTTGACTATAACTTCTAGCGGCACTACTGCACAAAAGTACACTGAAGTATCTACTACAGGCGGTACTGGTTCTGCTTACGACAAAGGCTATCGTTTCAGTAACGATCTTGAAGCTAATGCTGTTGCTGGTGCTGGTAATTTGTATGGCTCTTCTAAAGATGTTGGTTACATCTCAGGTAAGCTGCCGTTATTGTCTGAAGCTGGCGGTCGTGTAAACCGCGTTGGCTTTAAACGTGTTGAACTCACAGCTACCTTGGAAAAGTTAGGCTTCTTTGATGAGTACACGCAAGCTTCTTTGGACTTTGATAGTGATGAAGAACTGGCGATGCACATCAACCGTGAGATGCTTAACGGCGCACAGGAAATCACTGAAGATGCGCTACAGATTGACCTGCTGAACGGTGCTGGTGTGGTACGTTTCGGTGGTGTAGCAACTGCTACCGCTGAAATTACGGGCGAAGGTGCTAACATTTCCAAGATTACCTATACAGATTTAATGCGGATGGAAATTGATCTGGATAATAACCGTTGCCCTAAATCTACTACGCTTATCTCTGGGACTCGTATGGTAGATACCGTCACAGTTCAAGATACTCGGTATTTTTAAA